GCAGGCGTCCGCCCCCGCAAGGCCGCCCTCATGGGCCGGGCCGTGGCTGCCTTTGGCCCGCAAGGCTGGGCTAGGCCGTCTTCGATCTTCGGCAGGATATTCAAGAAGTCATGAAACCATTCATTCTCCGCCGCCGCCCATTCAGCCAGCGTCTAGCCCGGCTGCCAGCTTTGATGCGGCATTCGTGGCAGTTCTGCCGCAACGCCTCAATGTGTGAGCGGCTGCTATTCTGCTTGTGGATGGCAAAACTCCAGTTGTTCCCATGCTAGCCTTCCTCCACGAACTCAGCGGGGCCGCCCTCGGCTTGGCCGTCATGGCCGGGCTTGTGCTGGCCGTGGTGGGCTTCTTTCTGATGATTGACAAAGGCCAGGGCGGGCCGTAGGCTTGGGCTCGCTATGAGCACGACACCCGACACACCCATTCTGCAACAAGGCGATAAAGGCCCGGCAGTCCTCCGCCTCCAAGGCCGCCTGCATGATCTCGGCTACCTCAAGTCCAAGCCAGACGGTTTTTTTGGAACCATTACGGATGACGCCGTAACAGACTTCCAAGAAGCGCGCAAACTCGCCGCAGACGGCGTAGTAGGCCCGGCCACCTGGGCCGCCCTCCAGCCGCCAGCCAAGGCTGTGCCGCCTGCCGCAAAGCCTGCCAGCAAAGAGAGCAGCGCGGGAAAGGTGGACGAGCGAAGCGAAAAGGTGATCGCCACGCTGCACCCGTACTTGCGCGACCTCGCCCGCAAGTTCGTCCTGACCGCCGCCGAGCAAGGAGTGACGATCAAACTCATTTCCGGCTTGCGCACATACAACGAGCAAGACGCCCTTTACGCTAAGGGCCGGACAGCGCCGGGGCCAAAAGTCACGAACTCCCGCGCTGGTTACTCCAATCATAATTTTGGCCTCGCCTTTGATATTGGCGTCTTCAGTGGCAGCAAATACCTACCCGAATCCCCAGATTACAAGAAAGTCGCCCACATCGGCAAGTGGCTTGGCTTTGAATGGGGCGGTGACTGGACATCTATCAAAGATGAACCGCACTATCAGCTACGGCCAAAATGGGCGGCAGGAATGAAGGAATCAGCGATGCTGGCCGAGCTTCGCCGCCGCACTTTAGCCAAGACTGATTATTTTGCATGACCGAGGAGCGAGTAGCCTTTGAACTCCACCGGCAAGTCGCCAAAGCCGCCCATGGGAAAGACCACCACCACGTCACCACCGTTCTTACCCGCGCCATGTGGCAAGTCTTCCTGCGCGGCATCGGCCTACCCGACCATGAAGAACCAAACGCAGAAACGCTTTTCTCCAAGGCTCGCCGTGTGGCGGGCTCTCACACTGTTGTCTTGGATATGCCGGGTATGTGGGCAGTGTCCTGTTTGACTCAAAAGCCATGAAACTTTTTGTAAACTACTACTGGCCTGATGGCGACGAAAGAACTGCTGTTGCGGTACTGCGTGAAGTCCAGCGGCTCCCAGGTTACTTGAAACACGTCAAAAGCTACCGCACCTGTATTCAAGCTGGCGGCAATGTGGGCGTGTACGCACAATGGCTAGCGCGCCATTTTCAAACGGTCATCACCGTGGAGCCAGATCCCGAGAATTGGGAGTGCCTTCAAAAGAACTGCACCGCGCCGAATGTCGTAGCTCACCACGCTGCGCTAGGGCACCAGCCCGGCTTTGTGCAAACCTTCCGCCCGCCTAGTGAAGCGTCCAATTATGGAGCCACTATGGTAAAGCCCGCGCACTCTGGCGCTCCCATCAAGATTATTGACGATATGCAGCTTGGGAGTTTGGATTTCCTACTGCTTGATGTGGAAGGCTACGAGACTCCCGCCATCCTTGGAGCCACCGCCACCATTGAGCGGTGCCGCCCTGTCGTTGCCGTAGAGGCCAAAGGGCTAGGCTCTGCCCACGGCTGGCCTGACGCCCTGGCCCACGACTGGCTAACTGCGCTAGGCTACAAACTGGCCGAGTCGATAGGCCGCGACAACATTTACACTCCATGAACTTCGTTTGCGTCCTCAAATCAGGCGGCATCTACACCCCCGCCCATGTCGAGCGCCTGCGCGCAATGGTCTGGCAGCCTGTTACATGCCTGACGGATTGCCCAGACGTGCCCGGCCCCACTTTGCCGCTCCGGCATGGCTGGCCCGGTTGGTGGTCTAAACTTGAACTCTTTGAGCATGACCTTGGGCACGTCTGTTACTTCGACCTGGATGTGACGGTGCAAAGCCTCGACTGGCTCAAAGGCCTCGACTCCGCCGCCTTCTACGCCATGGCCGACGCCTACCAGCCGGGCGGCTGCCCAGTCAATAGCTCAGTCATGGTCTGGCAAGGCCCCATGCCTGCCATCGTGGCTGGCTTTGGGCCGGCAGCTATGGCGGGCTGCCCTGGCGGAGATCAGGAATGGATCTGGCGCAAGTTAGGGGGTGCCATTCGTTTGATCCAGCCGCCCGCCGTGGCGAGCTACAAGAAGCACGGCAAGAAGGCCGAGTATGGAGTGGTGGTGTATCACGGCAGGCCGAAACCTTGGGATGTCGCAGAGTTTGAGCATGAACTACTGGCGCTTTTCCCAAACTCTGTGCTGCCACGCAAAGAACAGTACGACGTGGCATGGGGAGCACTCCACACCGATGTTCAAAGGTATTCCACAGGCGAGCGGGCACATGCAAAGTGTTGGCTTACTTATCGCGCTTTCGACGGCGAGGTTACATGGAATGACTGGTTGAAAAATGTCGATGTGGTGAAGTTGCCACCAACAGGCCAGCCTACAATGGATGCCCGCTGGTCCACCTCGCAATCCGCCGCAGAGGTATATCTCAAAATCAAGAATGAAGCACCATGGATTGAGGAGGCTAAGGGCTACCTCGCAACCTGCCAAACAACTTCCGTCTTAGCTGACAACCCTGGAGCTTGTGCCAACTTAGTCCGAGTCGGGAGCCTGCTAGCCTACAAGCAGTACTTGGACGGCGACGAGGAAGAGTGCGCAGTCACCGTGTCCGAGGTTTATCGGCTCTGGGGTGAAACATGGTCGAAAATCAACCCCATGGGAAACCCGTACCGCTATGTCGAGATGCGAAAGGACTCAACCCCGTTGTATCTAATGATGCGTCTCATGCACGCCATGGGCCGCGTTTCGGTGTACTTCTATAAGCCAGAGTGGGCAGAGAGTTTGTTCAAAACCGAAGAAAAATCGCCGTGGTGGGGGTGCATCCTCACACTTGCGCGCCATCCCCGTTGCCTCTGGTGAATCTTCCCCCTGTCATTGGGATAACCATCGCCACGCCGGGTTATTTTGACTTGGCGCAAACAGCCGCCGCCAGCTTCCGCAAGTATGCCCGTGCGCCCGCTCTAGTCCTGACAACGGATGAGGCTGGGTACGACTGGAAATACACGCTGCCCGAGATCGCTGGAGATCGCGTATTTTGCTTCTTTGACGCAGATACCCTTTTCATCAAGTCTCTCGACCTCGCCCCCTTCCGCAACATAGCAGGCGTGGCCGCCGTCCGAGACGCCAGCCGCCAAGCCCTGGACTCGTTCTGCCTGCCAGACAGCCTAGCCCTTGGCTTCCCGCCTGAGAATTACTGCAACACCGGCCTGTTCATCGCCAACCCCCGCGTGCCTGCCGTGCGTGCCGCCTTCGACATGGCCCGCCTCCTGATGGGCGAGCATAGGGCGGGCGTAGAGGGGTTTCCAGCATTGAAAGACGTGACGGAACAATCAATTTTAGTGGCCGCATGGCACAGGGCCGGAGTAGAGATGACCTATCTGGATGATACTTGGAATTTCTGGCCTCATGCCGTCCACCGTGGCTGGCTGGACTGGCAGGGCGGTATCAAGGTCTTGCACGCCGCCGGGGTGCCCTTGGCCGAGAAGTCTGCCTTTCTGGAGAAACACCGCCTAGTTTTCGAGGCATGACCTCACGCCCGAGCTTGGCCGGTATAGCTGAGCACAAATCAAACATCACCATTATGTCCGACACTTCATTCGTCTTCCCAGAAGCCAAGGCCGCCGTTGAGGCGGAAATCATCGCCGCCAAAACCAACCGCCGCGACATCGACGCCATCATTCAGCGCCTCAAAGAGCAGAAGCCTAGCCGTGAACGCGCCCTTGCCATCACCAAACTCCAAGAGGGCGTCATGTGGCTCGGCATGGACCTGAAACGCATCAACGAGGAAAATCCCGGCATTCAGGAGAATCCATACCCAGATTCCAAGAACCCCGCCAACCTTAAGATCGAGCCAACGGCAGACGGCTTGAAGCTGTAAGCCGCCCAGAGCCCGCCCGGCCAACGCCCGGCGGGCTTTTTCTTGCCCAAAGTTCCTCTTTACAGTTCCATAACTACACACAATAATCACGATATGACCGACAACACCGCCGCCTTCAATCCCGCTGATGCGCTCTACGCCAATCTGGACAAGAGCCCCGAGGCCTTTGCCTCCGACTTCACTGCCGGGGCAGCCAAGCCAGCGCCCGTGAATGCGGCCCTTTTGCCCGACCCCGACGACGCCACCGGCCACGATCCCGCCAATCCAGTGCCCGCCACAGATCCCGGCACCTACGAACTCAAGCCAGATAGCGAAGTCACCGCCCCAGCCGAGGCTGTGCCCGGCCAGCCTGCCCCAGCCGCCGAGCCGGTTGACTTGGCTCCAGTCTTCACGCAAGCCCTCGAAGATTACAACGCCGCCGCCCAAGCCGCCCAAGAGGCCGCGCAGACGTTAGCCGACCTCCAGAACAACGCCGAGGGTATTGCAGAGTTTACGCCCGAGATGGCCGACGCCATGGAAGCCAAGATGAAGGCCGCCGCCGCCGCCGAAAAAGCCTTTGAGGAAATCGGCGATGACTCCCTTGAACTGGCAATGAGCCAGTACCCAGAACTGCGTGACGACAACCACCCCGCCACCCTCGCTGTTAAGAGCCTGCTTGCCGTCAACCCTGAGTTCGCCAGCAGCAGCCCAACCGCCGTGGCCGAGTATGCCGCCAATCTGGCCGCCCAGATGCGCGCCTCAAAATCTCCCGCCGTGCCAGTCAGCCAGCCTCAGCCCGCCCCTGGCCCCGTGCCAGCCAAGGCCCCGGCGGCCCCGGCCTCGACCAGCGTAGCCATGGCCCAGCGCCCCGCGCCCGGCCAGCCAACTGCGCCTGACATCGTGGCCCAGGTCCGGGCGGCAGTCACCGGAGGCGCAGGCCTTGCCGGGCTGTTTGACTCAGTGCTTGGCAATTCGCCTTCGCTGGGCAGCGTAAGAATGTCTTGAGATAGCGGTAGCCGAAAGGCAGCCGACGCCTGTGTGGCGTGACGACAGATTAACAAGGCCCAAGAAGCCTTGAGGAACAATCTGCTCGCAAATCACCACCACACTACCGTAATGGCCTCATATACCGAAATCAACGCTCAGACCGTTCAACAGCTTGTTGATCAGTCCCCCACCTACGCACGCCAGATCCTCTGGGTGTCCTCTATCGCCTTCGATAACGAACGCTACAACCCGTTCTCTGAACTCATGGGCGGACTTGGCTCCGTTAAGCCCGTTAAGGAAGTGCTCGACACCGCCAAAGTGCGCGGCAACACCATCGTGTTCAGCTCCGAAGCTGGCCTCGGTGGCAAGGGCGTCCAGGGCAACACCAACCTCGTCGGCGCTGAAGAAGTCCGCAAGTACAGCCAGTTTACGCTGACTATCGGCCTTCACCGTCACGCCGTCGCCGAAACCGTCACCACCAAGGATCTGACGTTCATCGGCACCACGTTTGACCAATCGGCCCGCCGTGGCCTCAACGAATGGGTGCAGCGCCTCAAGTGCGACTGTATCGAAGCCGTGATGATCGGCAGCCTGGAGAGCTACAACACTCTCTACGCTGGCAACAAATCCAGTGTCAACGCCCTCACCTCGACTGATGTTGTCACTAAGTCCACGATCTCCCAAGCGAAGATCATGGCGAACGGCATCAAAATGCAGGAAATCGAGATTGCCCGTGGCCCCAACGGCCAGCGCATCCTCAAGTACTTCTTCCAGGGCAACGACTACCTGTTCCAGGGCCTGCGCGAAAACTCGACTTGGGAAAGCCTGCTCGCCACTGCTGGCACACGCGGCCCTACCAACTACCTGTTCGCGGGCAGCCTGCCGGAATATGATGGCGTCATGCTCAACAACTGGGCAGTCTCCAACACCGCCGCTGATGCTGCCCAGGGTGCGTTCTGCGCTCCCCGTGCCTACCTCGGCGTGGCAATCGCAGCAAAGGCCACCACCACCACCCTCACCGCTCTCAGCGGCGGCGGATTCAATGGTAGTTCGGTGCTCACCACCAACGCCGTTGCGAAGACTGCAAACGACTACTTCCGCTACTTTCCCGGTGCTCCGTTCACCGCGTTCGAGCAGACGTTCATCGCCTCCAACACTGACAATAAATACCTCATGGTCATCAACGGCTCGGGTGCGGATGCTGGCAAGTTCAGTTTCTTCAAGTACACCACGACCGATGGCTTGACCATCTCCGACACTGGCCTTACCCGCCTTGGCTCCACGACCTCGGGAGACTACGAAACCACCCTCACCGGCTCCACGATTACCTGGGGGACGGCTCCTTGGACCTCTACCTACCTCACGGAAGGCATTATTCCAATCGGTTCCCTGATGATCCCTTGTAACAGCAAGGGACAGCCGTATGTGTGCGGCTACTTCCTCGGCAACAATGCCGTGTACTGCGGCTACGGCACCGTCAACGGCAAGGCCAGCACGGCCATGGGCCAGCGCGTCACCCAGGAGAACGACTACACCAACCGCTTCGGTATCGGTGTCCAGATGGTCTGGGGCGCAACCGCGTATAAAAACGCCGCGCTCATCAAAAACGGCTACATCGTCGTTTACGGTGCTTGGAACGCCCCCGGTATGCCGGAGGTGAGCTAACGGTCACGCCTTGGGGCCGCCTAGCCCACCCGCCGGGCGGCCCTTTTGGCAAACTCAACGCAACCCTCTAGCTACCTACTTCAATGCTCCAGATCACTCCCATTCCAACGAATCCGGCGGACCTGCCAGCCCTTCTGGGCTCCAGCCTGTCCACCAATCACCGCGTCTTTGTTTACGACTCGTCCAAGCCATCCGGCGATCCTCGGATCTGTGCCGACATGACCTTGGCTCAGTTTTTCAGCGGCGTGAATGCCCTCGTCAACGCAGGCACAATCAGCGGCCCGCGTTCCGATGTGGTGGAAGCCGTCACAGCAACCGCAGGCGGTGTCGCCATTGCGGCAGCCTCCAGCCACGTCACTGTCACCAGCGCAGGTGCCAACGACATCGTTATCTTGCCCGCCCCCGTGGTAGGCAAGCAACTTGTAATCAACGTCGCTGCAACCGGCTTTGAGCTTCGCAGCTCAGACCCGGCTACCATCGCCATCAACGGCGGCACAGGCGCTAGCGCAGAGTCCGCGATTGCCGCCAACTCCACATGCTACCTCACATGCGTCTCCGCGACTGCATGGAAAGGCTGGTTCATGGATGCCGACGGCGACCTTGCCAAGATCGAAGCCGCCGCCTAAACCGCCCGGCCAAACAATCAGCCAGCCCGGCCTTGCCTTTTCGGCGGGCCGGGCTTATTGTTGGCCTACGACATCCGATGCCAGTCCTAGCCCCCATCACCCGCCCGGCCACGGCCAAGCAAGCCGCCATCCTGGCCTTTTGCCGGGCCAGGCACGCCGAGACAGGCCGCCTGCCAAGCAGCCGGGCCATCCAGGCCAAGTTCGGTCATGCCAGCCAGACGGCGGCTATGTTCCACTTCTGGGCGCTCGTTCGCCGGGGGCTGCTTGGGTATGATGGCAATGCACTTCCCAAAAACCGATTCACTCTCAAACTATGATCACACACCTCCAAATCACCTACCCGCAACACCCAGGCCAAGCCTTCCCCATCGCCGCCAGCAACGGCCAGACCTTGCCCACACGCGCCCGCTCAGACGTGAGGCCCAAGAAAGGCTACCCAGTCCGCATCTTAACCCGCGCCGAGTGGGACGACCAGAACAAGCCAGCCGGGCCGTACTTGGCGGCCTACCAGCCCATGCGGCCTGTGCCAGACGTGGACTTTGAGGCCGAGGACGGTAGCCTACACCCGACGGCGGAGGCTTGCCTTGCACATGAGTTGAAGAAACGATTTAGCGTGGAGACGCTGGCCGAGGTGGAGGCCCAGATGAAGGCCCTTGCCGACAAGGCCAAGCTCACTGTGGGCGATGTCG